GATAATCAGCCACTTAACCAAATTTTATTAGTTATATTACGTTAATTAACTCTCTCATTTTCAATCGATTACATAAGAATTAACAGAGTATTGTTATACGTGAGTGAGAAAAAATTCCGGCATGAGAAGATTGTGGATAACCCTACATCACAGAGCGATTTCTTCGCCAAGGTGGTGCAGGTCTTCGGTGACAACGCCAAGGTGGGCCTATGCTTCTACATAGCGACCCTCTTCCGTGACATTGTCATCGGCAAGAGCCGTTCCTTCCCGCTTCTCAATGCCTTCGGCCCAAAGGGCTGCGGTAAAACTGAGTTCGCTGCAACGCTCATGAACTTCTTCTACAAGTACGAAACCAAGTATGAGCCGCTTTCCATTACCAACGCTTCCATGCCGGCACTCTCCGACTATGTCGGAGGCGTCAGCGATGCCCTGGTACACATCGATGAATATAAGAACTCCATCGCTCAGAACAAGGTGGAGTGGCTGAAGGACTTGTGGAATGGTATTGGCCGAACCAAGATGAACATGGACAAGGATAAAAAACTGGTGCAGGCTAAGGTTGATTCCGGCATCATCCTGACAGGACAGGAGATGCCGACTGCGGACATCGCCCTCTTCTCCAGACTCATCTATCTCACCTTTGACAAGGGTGAGCATACAAGAGAGGAGAAGCAGAACTTCGAGGAACTCGAAAGATTCCGTCAAATTGGTGCAACCCACATAACACTCCAACTGCTGAAGCATCGAGAGCAGTTTAAGGCAGCCTTCGGCATTGCGTGGAAAAAAGCATCTGAAGACCTCGAAAGCAGGCTGGAGAATGAAAGCATACTTGACCGCATCATGACTAACTGGAAGGTTCCAGTGGCCGCATACCTGGCCATAAGAGACTACATCGACTTCCCATATACCTATGAGGATCTCCTTCAAGTAGTAGTGAGAGGCATAAAAAATCAGAATGCAATGTGCAACACCACCGACGAGGTCGCTGGCTTCTGGAATATCATCAATGCTGCAGTGCAGATGGGTGAGCTGAAGAAGGACCAGGACTTCAAGATTAAGACAGTTGGCGCATTGACCACCAATAAGGTCAAGATTGACAACTGGGCGATGCCGAAGAGCATCCTCATGATTCGCAAGGACATCACCATGGCAGTCTATCGAAAGCTAGGCAGACAAATGGACGAGAACCTACTGCCGAAGGAGTCACTCCTTCACTACCTGCAGATAGGTGCAGACTTCTACGGGTCAACCAAGAACCCGGAGCGCTTTATCAAGTTCAACCCTGGTGGCATTCCGGAGACCTCAGAGAAGGTGGATGCCCATGGCAATGTCACTGGCCGACAGAAGATATATTATAAGGATAGGCCGCTCTGCTTCGACTACGCCATGGTCTCTAACAGATATGGCATTGACCTCGACACCGAGACAGAAGGTGAGACCAAAGACCCTGCAGTCATGACCGACAAGGAACTGGAAGAGGCAGGCTATGGCCCATTGCCTCTATAGATATTTTGTTTTTAGATTGATCATATCCGTTTAGCCCTTGGGAGACGATAGTCTTCCAGGGGCTTTTTTTTACAATAGGTGTATATATGTGTGAGCGCTATTCCCTCAGATACGCACGACCCTATTTTGCTTGTGGCAAATGTGGCAATTGTGGCAACGCTGATTATCAGATAGTTACATTACAAATGACGTGTGGCAATTTTGTGGCAATTTGTGGCAACGAAAGCAAAAGTGTGGCAATGGTTGTGGCAATGTGGCAATGATTATATATATTTGTGTCAATAAGAAAAAGACTATAATATTAATAATCAAGCACTTATCATTTTTGCCACAATTGCCACAAATGAATATGGCAAAAATGGGTCGCTCGAAAAAAAAATGTTTTTTTCCTCTCATTTCGGGCATTTTCTCCCATGTTTTTGGGAGAGTTTGATTTCTTTTTTGTAACTTTGCATAGTTTTAAAATAAAAAATATGAGCAAATTCTTAGTTTACATCAAAGTGGAGCCATATCTGCGCCAATGGCTTCAAAATTCCTTCGGCGACCCTGTAGAGTTCCCGGCCAACAGCAACGAGAATGCGGTACTCCGCAGATTCACTTCCAAGAGACCTAGCAGCATCAATCCTGAGCAACCGACAGAGGATATGATTGGAATTTGTATTCCGGCTTCTAAGTACAAGAACCCGGAGACATACAATTATATGTCTGAGTCTGCTAAGCAGGCACTCGCTGAGAGCATCAGTGATCTCTTCCGCATGAATATGTGGAAGGAGCTTGGAGACCTGTCAGATACCTCATGCAAGAAGATGACTGCATTCCGCTCATGGTGCTGCATGCACGGCATTGATGTCGAGTATGCCGAGACCGTCCGCATGAAGTGGTACCGCATGCTAAAAAGCTACCAAAAGCATGGCGTCAATCTTTTCTCTCATAAAAGATGTAAAAAAGAGGATTTTTAGGCTAAAATTCTCATCTACCATCTACCCTAATATGTTCAGACACGCACACCTGCGAACGCATGCGAACAGATGCGCACAATATTCACTTTTATACATTATATATATATGAAGAGACTTAGTTATATCTGCAAGGTGCAGCGAGTTCCTATTACGGAACTTCCGTTCACGACACTTCTTCATAACAGAACCTTTGAGCTTCCTGATAGCATACCATGGAAGGAAGTCAAGTGTCAGAAGCCAGCGAAGCTGGAGATAACAGACAAGTTGGAGGATGGCGAGCGCATCTACACGCATAAGCTGACTATCAAAACTTGTGACGAGGACATGGTTAGCAAGATTCCATACGCATACCTCGTGACAGACCTTGAGAGCCGAAAATATCTCATCGGTACAGGAGAGAGACCATATCCTGTCATCACAGAGAGTGAAGTCCATCCAGATTCTTACTCCTCATCAACGCTGATAGAGGTGACGATTTCGTGGGTTGCGAAGCGAAAAGCACCGAAAATAGCATAGTTTCCGTGTTTTTAAAATCGGCAATTGCCGATTATCTTTGCACAAAAAACAAAGCTCATGAAATATGGTATGATGATTTGCGGTACCATTGGAGCCGGCTACGACTGGTGGACTGGCAACTACGGTACTCGCTCCAAAGATGTCAAGGCTTACCTTGACGCTCACCCAGACGAGGAGGTTGATATCGCTGTCTCCTCGCCTGGTGGCTACGTCGATGAGGGATTGACCATCTATCAGCTCATCAAGGACCATGGTCATGTCAACGTCCATATCCTCGGCATGACAGCTTCCATCGCTACAGTTCTCTGCATGGGAGCCAAGCATGTTGATATGTCCGTCGGCAGTACCATGCTCATTCATAATGCTTCGACAGGTGTCGCAGTCTGGGAGTCAGCCAACAAGGCAAAACTCGATGAAATCATCAAGGATTGGCAGAAGCAGCGTGATGGTCTCGACACCATCGACAAGGTCATTGCCTCCGTCTATGCCCAAAAATCGGGCAAGACAAGCGATGAATTCCTGGCACAGATGGACAAGGGCAATTGGCTGAGTCCACAGCAGGCATTGGAGATGGGGTTGGTTGATGAGGTCAGGGACCTGGACGAGGAAGACGAGAAGCGTCAGACTAATCTCGCAAAGAGATTCACTAACGCCTACTGCTCAGACCTCGGTCTCCCTCCACTTAAGGGAGTGACCGCTAACGACGAGCCGTCAAAAACATTCCTGGAGAAGGCATTCGCCTCTCTTAAGGATATGTTCAAGAATTACAATACAATTTCAAACATGAAGAAGAAATTCCTCAACCTTCAGACCATCCTTGACCGCAAGGATGATTTTGAAGTTACCGATGAGAAGATTACTCTCACCGATGCAGAAATGCAGAAAATCGAGGATAGCCTTGTTCAGAAGCAGAAGGACTTCGAGGAGAAGTCAACTGCTCTCGACACAGCTGAGCAGAAGGTCAAGGACCTCGAAGCTCAGATTGCCGAGAAAGACAAGACTATCGAAAACAAGACTAAGGAGATCGAGGACTTGAAGGGCGCACCAGGTGCAGAGACCGTGGATGAGCCTACAAGCGCACCTCAGGCTTCTCCTCGCGACTGCTACAACGCATTATGTGATATCTAATAATGGCAGAGCCTAAAAAAATTGAAATCACACCCGAGGAGCTCTCCAGGAGCTTCATCACTTATCGCAAGGATATTCTTCAGATGCCAGTCTTGGCGCTTGAAGAAGTTACGAAGTACATGCAGCTGCGCAAGGGTGTTCGCTATGTTGAAGAGGTAGGCGAGCTCGCAGGTGCATTTGAAATTGGTCCATTCTCTTACACTCGCATCGATGACGAGCAGGTGAAGATTGTTGGCCGAAAGCTGGAGACCTTCCTGGGCTCTGGCGTCAAGGAGTTCAACCCTGTTTCAGTTGTTCAGAGCATCTACGGCTCTGCTGCAGTGCAGGGTGATGCCCTCAAAAACACACCTATCACCAAATTGGTGGCTATGTACCTCTTCAAGTTGCTGGGCGAAGCATTCCGCAACAGCATCTTTACAGCGAAGCGCGACGATAAGGGCAATAAAACCGCTCAGCTGTACAACGGCTTCAAAACCATCGCTGATGCGGAGGTTCTGGCCGGCAACCTTGCAACAAGCAAGGGCAACCTCTTCAAGACTACAGCCATGACTGCTGAGAATGCGGTTGATGTCATTGAGGAGTTCATCGATGCCGCTGACGAGAAGCTGAGAGGTGAGAAGACCATTCTCTTCTGCAATAAGAAGAGCAAGACGCTCTATGAGCGTGCATACCGCAACACCTACGGACACCTCAACTACAACAAGGAGTTCAACAAGACCTACATCGATGGCGACCAGAAGTGCGAAATCGTGGGTCTATCTTGCGTTCCAGATGGCTTCAAGCTCATCACACCGAAGAATAATATGCTTGTCGGTATCGCTACCGAAGGCGAGAAGTGTAACTTCGAGATTGAAAAGAGTCTCCGTTCTCACTTCCTCCTCGACTTCGTCGCTACCATGTTCTTCGGTTGCCAGTATGAGTCTATCTCCAAGGAGAGAATGCTGGCAGGTTATGACGTTATCCCTACTGCATAGGGGTAGCGTCTGATTCAATAACATATACATTATATATATATGGCAAAGAAAACATGTGCAGAGGCAGCGAACCTCTATGAGGACGTTCTGCGCTGCCCTGGTGTCAA